CCGCCACTGCGTCTTAGGTTCCATAGCAACATACCTTTTGGATATAGTGCTGGATCCGGAGCATCTGGATCTAAGAAGTTGTGAGTGATCAAATCTTCAATAGTCGATTGACTTGAACTTGTGCCTGAAGTATTCCAACGAGCATCTGCAAACAACACACCTTCTTCAGTGGTTTGATCTGTTTTGTCTACTAATTCCCAACGTAGTGTAACATCACCGATGTCTGACAGATTGTTGTTATATCTATAGATAGTTGGATAATTTTCTAAATCTGCTGTACTAATCCACAGATCCCCAGTGACAGTAACTCCTGACACATATGGGTTGCTGGCAGCTACTATTGGTAGATACCCAGTTCTTAGTGTGGCTGTGGCAACTTCACCGTATGGTGCTGTGCTGTGTCTATATCCTACAAATGTGTTACCGTTGTGGATCATAATATCCACATCTGCAAAGTTAGGATTATACCAAAGTTGTTCATCAGTTGGCTCATTCAACGGAGCATCTGGACTGGCCGCAAATCTTGGATCATCTGAAGCCAATGGTTTGTAACCTGATACTAGATAATCGTCTGCAGCACCAGTAGCAAGGTCTTCTGCACCTAGTACTATACTACCTAATGATATGTTGTAGAAGTTTTCTGTGCCTTCTCTGGTTTTGATATTGTATGGAGTAAACAGTTTGGCTAACGGTGTACCTGTGCTGTCTGTTAATCTAAAATCACCACCGTCGTTGTGTGTGATAACTAATCTGCTTTGAGTGGTTGAAACCGCTACCACTGACGCTTCGATATTTGTAAATCCAGCTGCGTTGATAGCTGCTGCAAGTTTATCTGCGTCTGTGTTGTCACCAGTTGGCGCATTTGCTCCGCTAGGATTACCAGTGCTCAGAGTAATGGTCTTAGCTGTGTCTAGGGCTAACTGACCTACTATACTTTCAGCAAGGGTAAACACTGTTGTAGCACCAGCAGTAAATGTACCGCTCTTGATAATATTGCTGGTTATGCTGGTACCTTGACCAGGTGATATATTTCTGTACCACACACGGAATTCAGCTGTGTTAGGTGTTGCATCAAAACCGCTGTTTTCTTGTGCATTGCTCTGCACAAACAATGTTTCTGTGCCGATGTTAGACCCGCCGCCGCTGCGATCTAGATAATAAAGTGCAGCATTGGTAGATGCATAGATCGGAGCTTCTGAGGACACCCATGATGATGTTGCCGAACTCCACTGCTTGGCTCTCCATCTAGCTCCTCTGTTTGGCTCTGTGGTTTTAATCCACACAGAACCTGTAGGGTATCCTTCTACTGTGGTTGTGTTGTCACTGCGTTTGAACGCAGGTACATCTGTATGCGGTGTCTGTTGTAGTGCAGGACTGACATATTCACCCATTGTAATACCGATTGTGCTCCACGATGCTGTGCCGTTGTCTAGGTATATTCTACCATCTGCACCAGTTGAGTCAATTGCGCCATCAGCTGCTGAAGTACCATCGGAATAAATGTATAACTTGTTGGCTAATACTTTTGCAGTTACACCTGTGATATTGGCCGAGTTAATGTTAGCTGCTGTTGTAGCTAAATTTCCAGCCGCAATTGATTGACTGTTAACAAACAAGGTACCTGACTGTGTACCTACATATGTCGAACTAACCGCTACCGGCCAGCTGGCTTTCCATGCGTTAGATCCAAGCAGCACCCACTCACCTGCATCTACTTGTGTGCCGCCGCCTGCAACGAGACCGTTGCCAGCAGACTTGTAATAGATTCTTGCAAGATCTTCTGCTGCACCGTAGGAAGTGTCACCTTCTACAGTGCGGAATACAACTGCGTAATCGCCAATCTGTCCCACAGCAGTTTTAGGAGCATTAGTTGTTTCAATTTTGCTTGGGAAATCTGCGTCTGTTAGCACCAACGGTGTTTTGCTAGTAAATTTCTGGCCGCCGGCGGTAGAACCAGCGGCGCTGTTCCACTCTTGGATACCCCAAGTTGTGGCCTGTGTGTCAATCCACCATTTGCCGTTTACTGGATTTGCTCCCGGGGCGTCGACTGATGATGCAAGTTGGTCTAGGTCTACATCAGCGCGAACAATAAATGCTGCGTTACTGACACCTAGCAAGCTATAGGCTGCTAGTAGACCATATTCGTTGCGCTCCGAGCCGTGGATAGGAGTTGAACTCGCTGTCTGCTCAAAGAACGGAACTCCAAACAGATCTGTAAGATCTCTCTGGCTGGTAACTTTAAATGCCACGCCGGCATTTGCTTTGGTTGTTGCTGAAGCTGTGTTTGTACCAGCTCCGTTTGTTTTATCTTGGGCTGTTGCTACGACAATAAGAGGAACTGTACCAGGTTCTGCTGGTGTATAAAAACTCTCGTCGATTACCGTAACTTGTACGCCTGGTGATGTTAGTGCCATATCGCCTATTCTCCTGGTAATAGTTGCTCATAATATTTAGCATTCTATTCCAAAAACAGCGAGTTAGGCGCATAACAAAAGGGGTCAAAAAGGGTAAATACCAAATGCGACCACTCTGCAAGGCCTGCGCACAGCGCCCTAGAGCCATTAATTACTACAAAGACACTCGTGCCTATTATAGAACACTGTGTGAAATCTGTCTGTCACACGGTGCAGGTGCGCATAATCCTCGTTGGCAACGTGCAGGATACAAACTCAAGACAGTGTGTGAAAAATGTGGATGCCGATCTCAACACGCAGAGGTATTTCGTGTGTTCCACATAGATGAAAATCTCAACAACTGCAGACCCAACAACCTCAAAACTATATGCTTGAACTGTGCCGCTGTGTTAGGCAAAGAGGGCATCACTTGGAGGCAAGGCGATCTTGTGGCCGACTACTAGATTCGCACTCTGTTCATAAAGCTCGTCGATAGAGCCGTTGTTATCAATAATGCTGTCAAAATCATTGCCTAACCATGCCCATTCCGATGCATGTATTTTTCGCATCTTCATAGCATTAAGACCTACGTTGTTGCCTTGATTAGCACTGATAGCATCTGCATACCAGTCGGGCAAATCGCCACGCTGCACCCAAACAATTTGTCCGCCTGCATCTTTAATTGATTTAATTTCGTTGGGGAATCTGCAGTCTGAAATAACTATATGGTCTTTGCTGGTGCGTAGTTTGTTTTCTAATGAAGCGATCCATATGTCGTCGTGAAATGATCTACGACAGACTTCTGTGCCCCAATATTGTAGAACCCACCTAGGAGTTAGTGTAGGCATATCTAGGCGTTCGGCCCACCAAGGATCTACCTGTTCTCGCCATTCACGAGCCTGTGCTGTACGTCCTTCCAGCATGGTTCTATCCCAACCAAACTCACTGGCCACTGCGTCTTTGAGTGTTGAAGCAAAACTTTCTCTGCGAAATTCGTGAAAATTAACTAGATAATCGGCTACAGTGTCTTTGCCTGAGCCTATGAAACCGCATACACCTATGATCATAAATTGTCCCCTTTAGAACAATTATAATATAGATTAGTTATAAGGTCAACCAGTTATCCAGGTATAGCCGCTGCCGCCGGGAACCAATTTCATTAAATCGTCTATGAGTTTTTCCATCTCGGTTTGAGCTTCTGTTATCAATGCTGTGCCGTTAAGCTGTGTGCCACCTTGTGGGCCAGCAATTTGTCCAAATTTGCTTCGAGCTTGGCCTAGCATCATTTTACAGTTGGCCAAACTGTAGTCTTTGATCCATTGCCCAGAGTATACATCATCTATGATGGCAAAGTCTGGTTTGGTATTGTAGACCTGTAACATCACTGATTCTTCGCCGCGAGGGCGTTGATGAATTATTAATTTGCGACTCTGAGGATGATAGGTAAAATTAATATAAGAACCAAACATTTTTCCAACCAATTCCTGATACTGCGAAAATAATTCATAAGTTAGTAGTCCCCCCATGTTGGTACTACTTAACAGGTAAGTGTTGGCATAGGCCAAATTAAATGGTTCAAATACTGTTCCCCCTGTACCATTACCGGTTCTAGAACCAACACTGCGTCTAAAAATTTGACGTACCTGTTGAATTTCTTTGGGGAGAATATATTCGTTATTGCTCTCAGTTAGTGTTATAAATGCATAGCTTTCTTCTACAGCGTTATCGCTACGCTGACGGAAAGTTGCTAGAGCACGATTAAGTGCTGTGTCGTAGTGTATAGGATCTAATTCTACATCTACCATGCCGTTGCCCAGCATGTTTTTGCAGTAGTCGTAAACAGAGTTTTTGGCTTGGTCTGATGTGCTCATACAAGTATTTATCGTAGCGGTAAATATATGACTATGCCAAGACTCAGTTTATACCGTCCCGAAAAGGGCAACGATTTCCGTTTTATAGATAGATCCGCCTGGGAAATGTTCCAAGTTGGCGGCACCGATGTACTGGTTCACAGATATATAGGCACAGGAGCCGCAATACAAGGCAACACTCCTAGCACCCCTAACTACACCACTGATAATGTGGCAAACATCCAGGATCTATTGTTTTTAGAAAACAGAGATCGCAAGTACGATCCCGATGTGTATGTAATGCGAGGTGTCTACAACATCAGCGACATAGATTTTAACCTCAGTCAGTTTGGTCTATTCCTACAAAATGACACTATCTTTATCACTTTTCACATCACTGATACTGTGGAAAAACTAGGTCGTAAAATCATAGCAGGCGATGTGATAGAATTACCTCATCTCAAAGATGAATATGCTTTGAATGATTTGACATTTGCACTAAAACGTTTCTTTGTGATAGAAGAAGTTACTAGAGCAGCAGAAGGATTTTCAGCCACATGGTATCCGCACTTATATCGTGCCAAGTGCAAGCCTTTAGTCGATAGCCAAGAATTCAAACAGATTTTAGATGGCATTGCCGACAGTGATGCTTATCAAGGTACCTATAACTCAACTATCACTTATTATCCCGGTGATATAGTGCTTGCCGACAACGGTAAAAAATATCAAGTCATACAAGAAGTAACAGGGGTGGCTCCTCCTAACGCTACTTATTTTGCATTAGCAGATACCTTGCGCGATGTTGTTTCTACCTACGAAAAAGAAATGCAGATCACTGCTGCGGTATTAGATCAAGCAGAATCAGATGCACCTCGCAGTGGCTACGACACCAGCAAATATTATACACTTCAAAGAGCAGAGGACGGTACTACAGAAATAGCTAGTGTCGATGATGACACATTTCCAACCTATGATCAGTATCAAGATATGATTCCGGATCCTATAACCGGAATCATTCCTGCACAGGCTACAGATGAAAATGGAGTGCCTCAATTTGACACAGATGGTAATCCGATATTTGTTGGACTTACTGCTAGCTCAGTGATCCTGCCTGCAGATGGTGACGGCTACGAGGGATATCTTACCAAAGATGGTATTCCTCCTAACGGTGCTCCATTCACCGCAGGCATTTCATATCCTAATAACCCTATTCCGGGGCAGTTTGCACTGCGCACAGATTATTTGCCTAACAGACTGTTTAGGTTTGATGGCACAAGATGGCGTAAGTTTGAAGACAATGTGCGCATGACCATGAGCAACCTCGGAGCCAGTGATGTTGCTGCCGGTGAACCTTTCGCAGGCAAGGATGTGCGCCTTACACAAAAATCTACATTCATCAATAATTCCACTGTGAGCACCATTGACGGGCACACAGTCAAAGAAAAACAGAGTCTCAGCAAGGCTCTTAGACCCGAGGCAGACCTATAATGGATTTCCACTACGACGGACAGATAAGACGCTATGTCACACAGTTCATGCGTGTGTTTATTGGATTCAAGTATCAAGCCGGCGATGGCGATCAGCGGCAGATACCGGTGATGTATGGAGATCTAACTAGGCAAGTGGCCAGTATCATCAAAGATAACTCAGAAAACAAAATGCCTACGGTGCCAAGGATAGCCTGTTATATCACAGGTCTTGAAATGGATACTAGTAGGCTCAGTGATCCTACATTTATTTCAAAGATACATATCCGAGAACGCAGATTCACAGACGCTGGCGGCACTAGAGAATACACTGGCGCACAAGGCGGTAGTTATACAGTAGAACGGTTGATGCCTACGCCGTTTAAATTGACTATGAAAGCAGATCTGTGGACTTCTAACACAGATCAAAAATTACAGTTACTTGAACAGATACTGGTGTTGTTTAACCCTAGTCTTGAACTTCAAACCACAGACAACTATATTGACTGGACCAGTCTCAGTGCTATGTATCTAACCAGCACTATTTTTTCAAGTAGAACTATACCACAAGGAGCAGAAAGCGACATAGATATCTGTAGTATGGAATTTGAAATGCCTGTGTTTATATCACCACCGGCCAAGGTTAAAAAATTAGGCATAGTTCAGAGCATTGTGGCTAACGTGTTAAACGATCAAGGGGCTGTGTTAAATCTTGAAGATTTAATTTATAACAGTACTCCTGGTATTGCCTTATCTGGTCGTCCTTTTGGCAGATACGGAGTTTTATTGTTTAAATCAAATACCGGTAACCCCGACGATAATCAATACGATCTAACATTGATTAATCCCATGGAGGCGGTGACATCACTGGGCCTCGGCGAAAAAGAAATAAAAAACGGTGGGCCGATTGATTGGAATATGATATTGAATGCACAGGGCGGGTATGTTCCAGGCAGTGAAGTTTCGTTTAAGAAAGCCAACGGACTTGAAATAGTAGGAACATTTGTAATTAATCCAATAGATCCTAGCATATTAATAGTGTCTCTGGATGAAGACACATATCCAGGCAATGACGATGTGCCTAGTGCTGTGCCTGGAGTAACTGCTAGTGGCACTATAGATGCTGTCATCGATCCTTACAAGTATAATCCATTAGAAGTATACGGGTCGCATGCTGCTATACCCATAGGACTGAGATTTCTAATGTTAGACGATGTTAACAACAGCGTAAATCGTGGCGGTTACATAAATCTTCCTTCTAATCCAGCAGACAGCACCAGTGTGCCTTATCGTGGACCGCAGGCCTGGAGAGGACTCAGCAACAATGATTCGTCGTGGGACAATCAAGATGGCACTGACCCAGTCATCAAAGCTAACTCTGTTATAGAATGGACTGGGAGCACGTGGGCCACAATATGGGATCCAGATCAAAATACTGCAGAAGCAGCAGATACTCTAGGTGAAGAATTTGTTCCATTTTATATCCAAAATATGCGTACAGGTATCAAATACAAGTGGGATGGCACACAATGGATCAAGGCCTTCGAAGGGGAATATCTGCCAGGAGAATGGAACTTCAGACTCGCAGGTGGATAAGTACTGGCATGCAACAGCGTGCCGGATTATTATTCTTAGCTAAAACCACAGGTCGTATTCTTCTGATCTTAGATGACGAGCGGTGGACCGTACCTACATTTCAGCGCAGTAACAGCCTCCTAGAAGATGCAAACGAACTATTAAATCAATATGCACAGGGTCGTATAGTTCCTATTGAACTGTATCTATCTGAAGATCGTGGTTTTGAATATGGCACATATGTCTGCGTGGTCGATCAGGAGTTTTTAACCTTGGCATCAAAGACCGTATGCTGGGCAGACTTAGATTGCCTGCCCAAACAACTACACTCGGGGCTGCGTACCACATTAAATAATCAAGTAATACGTGTAAAAATAGAAACCATATTGGAGTTAGAAAATGTCAAATCTATTGCAAAGATCTAGTAGATTTCAAGAGGACTGTGAGAAGTATCGTACAGCCATTGATAGCATGCCCGACGGCGTAGCCAAACAGGAATCTCAACAACTGTTGAATAAACTGATTGGGGAAATAAAAAAATTAGACAGCATGCACATGGAAATGGTCTATAGTCGACAACTGCCTTCTATGGGCGGTGAAATGAAGCAGGATATCACAGCTATAAGACAAAAATTAGAAACCAGAATCAAAGACTGGGCACAGGCACAGAAAAATTAAATACTAGCGAAGTTTTTAATTGTAATAGTGCCTACCATACCAGCATGACTGCCACACTGATATCTGTAGTTGCCGGAAATACTATCCGGAATCTTCCAATACAAGGTACCAGACGACTTGCCCTGTGCAGCTGATCCTGTACTAACTGTACCATCGGAGCCCACATGTACCAACCCAGTGTTGTAATTTGTGCCAGTGTTGTCCTGTATCAAGAAAGGATGGCCGGCAGCTCCTACCAAATTAAATGCTATGGTGGTAGCATTAATGGCATATATTGTAGGATCGTCTGTGGTACCATATTGATCAAATCTATAGGCTGTGCTGCCGTTAGCAGTGACATTTAATCTCGTGATTGCTGGGAGATAGAACTGGTCAACAGTGATACCTGCAGTATAAACATCTGTCAGTCCTGACAAATTAGTTGCGCCGGCTGATACGGTATTGGTGATTGTAACAGTATCTGTACTAGCATCTGTTGTGATTGTAATACCCGTGCCTGCTACTAGTGTCAATGTATCTGTACTAGAATCTGCTACTACATTACTTTGTCCTGCCACAGCTATGGTAGCAAAACTATCGGAAGCTGTGCCGCCACCCGCAGCAGCGATTGTTATCGTGTCTGTGCTGGCGTCTGTGGTTATGGTAATATTTGATCCTGCTATCAACGTCAATGTATCTGTGGCCGAATCTGCTACAACGTTTGATTGACCGGCTACAGCTATGGTAGCAAAGCTGTCCGATGATGAGCCGCCTGAAACTGTGGCCCAAGAGTTATCACCACGGAGATAGGTACTAGCACTAGCTGTTCCTGTGGCTCCGATTCGTCCTATTGGCACAGTACCCGACGTTAACTGTGTGGCATTAAGTGCTGTTAAATTAACCCCTGAACTTGCAGGCAGGGTAGCTGGAAATCTTGCATCGGGTACAGTACCCGACGTTAACTGTGTGGCATTAAGTGCTGTTAAATTAACCCCTGAACTTGCAGGCAGGGTAGCTGGAAATCTTGCATTAGGTACAGTACCCGAAGTTAATTCTGTAGCATTTAATGCTGTTATCAAACTGCCATTACCGCTAAAACTGGTAGCAGTTAATAATCCTGCATCTGATATAGTTGCAGAACTGTTTTGTATAATAGTACCTGTGGTACCGTCATAGCGTATGATAGCATTATCCACATATCCGCCACCCGAGCTTAGTACATCTCCTGTTCCTGCTCCTGAAGCGCCCGGGGGGCCAATATCTCCCTTGGGTCCCGGAACACCAACAGCACTGGTCTGCTGATATGTGCCGTCTGGAAATACAATAGCGTTTCCAACTACAATATCTGAATCAAAGGCCACTGTAGGAGTGAATGTAATAGTAGAACTGTCTGCGGAATCTATAGTAGTTCCCACAAAAGTGATGCTACCTGTGCTGGTGGTTGAATTAATTGTTATAGTATCGGTGCCAGCATTAGTAGTAATAGTAATATTAGAGCCAGCAACCAATGTTAGTGTGTCAGTAGTAGAGTCAGCTTCAACCGTAGACTGGCCAGCTACCACAACAGTACTAAACGAGTTAGGCAAACTAGATTCGCTGGCTACTGCTACCCAAGCACCTGCATGAGCATAGTATAATTTTCCTGTATCATGTACATGTGCAACCATGCCATGATAGTCTATCGGCGACACTTCTGCATTAAGATCTGCTAGAGTGTCCCAGTGAAATCTGATTCGATTTTTCTGACCGGTGATATCTATCACACCCGACAATACCAGCGTGTTAGTAGAATCATCTAACCATGTTAATGCCGTTAAGTCATTGACTTGAGAACCAGTCGACGGGTAATAGGCTATTTTTCCAGCCACACCCGATTGCACTCCGCCACTGAATCCTGCAGAATTTGCTTTGGCTAAGAAATCTGCATTAGATATATTGGTTAAATCTGCTTTTGCAAGATTTACACCGCTAGCTGTGGTGCCGTTATACAGTCTCAGAGTGTTATCTGTTCGATCATAAAAGATTTCACCGCGATTTCCGGATCTTCTATCAAGAAAATCCGCTTCTCTAGGTATGATTCTTACTGCGTCAAGTACTGGTATCTTTGCCATATTATTATTTATTCAAATTAGTAATAACGATCTTTAGCCAAATAATCTATGTATGCTGCGATGCCCTCATGCACTTTGGTGAAACTTTCGACATCTACCCCTGATTTTGTTAACAACGTCATATCAGCTAATGTATTTATTTGATACTGTTTTTTAAGATCATCGGGCATATCTACAAATCTTTTTTTGCCTTTGTTTGTGTTAGATATTACTAGATCTGCTACAGTTTCAAAATCCGTGTTGGATCCGCTGCCGAGATCATAAATTCCGGGTTGATAATTTTCAAACATAAAATGATATATGGTTTTTGCTATATCTTCCACCCATACAAAATCTCTAAAATAATTCTTGCTGTTTTCGAATATCGTTATTTCTTCAGTTTCTTTGATTTGATTAACCCAATGTAAAATTGTAGAAGCCATTCTGCCTTTGTGATACTCATTGGGTCCATACACATTAAACAATCGAAGGACAACTCCTTCTACTTCGTTTTCGCTGAGTAGTTTGCTGAATGCGTATTGATTCATTGGGCCGGCGCCGTTGCCATACACCGATGCGCTAGAAGTAAAAATAAAAGGTATTTTGCGTTGTTTACAAAATACATTCCATTTCCTTGTAGATTTAACATTGGTTGCATAGATCGAGCTCCAATTTTTTTCTAGAGTATTGGCATTTGCACCAATGTGTATAACTCCGGTGACGGTTTCATCGATTGCATCGATGTCATCTACAGAAACAAGTCTGTTGTACTGTTTACCTATGAGATTTTTATATTGATTTTCATAAGGCAGATCGTCAACTATAATAATATCAGTGACTCGTTGCGAATTCAAGTATCCTAATACCACACTACCGATAAATCCTCCAGCACCAGTTAATATGATCATTTGATTTCTTCCAGTCTCGGTGCATATACACCTATATGTTGAACTGTTACTGCCGACGCTTTGTTTGCAAATTTAACAGCATCGGGCATGTGTCCTGTTTTTAAAAACTCGTATACCAATGCTGCTAAAAATGTATCGCCGGCGCCGCATACATCGATTACATCGCCTACAATTTCAGCGGCATATGTCCAACCATTCCAATAAGCGCCATCTCCGCCGTGTGTGACAATCAAGTGCTGTGAGTTAGGTAGGCTTGTTGCACGACTTTTTTCTAATGCATTGATCTTAATATAACACCCTGCTAGTCTTGCTAGGTCTGTTTTCTTTGTATCAACAAAGATAGGCACGTTGGCTTCTTTAACCAGTTCTTCTATTAATTCGTAGGTTACTGTGCCTTTGTTGTAGTCACTGATTACAACAGCATCATACACAGGCGGTATTGCTGTTTCAAATTTGATAGGTTCACTTATGATGTCTTTATCTAGTCGAATTAATTGCTGTTTACTACGAATATCAATTAGTCGATTCTTTACACTAGTTTCGCCGTGTAAAAAATTAACATGACACCCCAATGCTTCTAGATTTTTGGCAACGTTTCCTGCCATACCGGCTTTGGTTACAATGTACTTGGATTCAAACACCGGTACTGGTGCTTCAGGACTAATACGATTTACATCTCCGTAGGTATATATGTCTTCACCGATATCACCGACTAATAATATCTTGTATTTTACCTGTGGTTGAATACTGTTGGAGTCTTTCAAAATATACTATCCTTTTGCAATGCTCTGCTCCGATGACATGTTTGTCTCGGTAATCACTACCTTTAACCATTATATCTGGTGCAAACTCTTTTATTAATCTATCTAATTCCTCGTCAGAATCAAATGTTTCTACTCTGTTGACTGATTTTAATGCAAATAAAAAACTACAACGTTCATATTCGCTGTGTATAGGTCTTGACGATCCTTTGAGTTCTTTAATCCTACGATCGCTGTCTGTTAATACCAACACGTAACTATTAGGATAACTTTTTGCATGTTCTAATAATCTTAAATGACCAAGATGCAATATATCAAATGACCCGTTTACTACTACTTTTGTCATGTTAGTGATCTAATGTATACCATCCGGTTATAATATATTTGTAACCGTTATATATGGGGTTTCCTCTGTGGGGGTGAGTGAAATAGGCAGGCCAAATAACCAACTTGCCGGTTTCTGGTTTAATCTTAAGACCTTGATACAGAAATTCTGTTTCGCCGCCCTCTTCAATATCATTGAGATACAGGGTATAGGCCAGGATTCTATTGGCTGATGATTGGTCTGCATTTTCACAATGCCACGCATGGTAGCCTTGGCGCGGGCCGGTTCTCTGTACGCTCATGCCCTTGGGTGTGTGTTGAAAACAAAATCCAAGACTCTGATATTTTTCAAAGTACTGTTCTATATAATACTTGTTTAGAGTCTTATAAAAGAAAGAACACAGGTCAGGATCTACGCTGAAATTTTGTTGACTGTGAAATGCCCAATCAAAAAATATTCGATCGTCCTGATTTTTCATCATGCTATTTTGTGTGAGATGTTGACCCATTTTAACCATATCTTCAAATCGTTGTATGATAGTTTCACAGTAGTCTTTGGGAAATGCATCTGGATATACTTCAATAAAATTCATCATTGACTATCTCCGGGAAATATTCTAAAATTATCTTCTACTGAATCAGGAGTACTCACTTCAACTATGATTGAATTGTCTTCCAACGCTTCAAGTTGATGCGGTAACCCTGGAGGATTATGCCAATTATCGCCTGTGTTTAAGATTTTTTCCTGCATGGTAGCAGTCATTGTGTCTATGTATCTTAACAAGAAACGACCCTGATTGACATTC